TAAGAAGACTCTACTAGAGCGAGAAAAAGAGATTAAGTTTATGCTTAATATGAGATTCGGCCCGTCAACTTACGACGAAATGTTAGGTATGCGTAGGCAGATACGCAAAGAAAGAGAAGAAACTGTGTACGCAGCGATGGAAGCTAAGAGACAGATAGCTAATAATGTTGCTATACTAGCTTTGAGTTTAGGTATTGTTGTTGTTCTTGGTGGTGGAATATATCTTTTAATGTCAGTGTTATAAAGGAGTAACCAATGACTATAGTTTTTACTAAATTACTAGAGTACAAAATCTTGCCGCGCTTTATGATGTTCACTATGACTGTGGTTTACGTGCGCTGCATTGAGTGGGCGTTATCTATGCCTGACATATCAACACAACAGGCTTCATTAATTTCTGTGGTTACTGGTGCTATGACGGGGGCGTTTGCTGTATGGCTATCGCATGAGAAATGATAGGTGGAATAGTAACCGCGATCAGCGGACTAGCTAGTAGTTACATTGACGGTAAGACTGCAATACAAAAAGCTAACGCTGAGATAGCTTTGAAAAAAGCTACTTCTGAAACTGATTGGGAACAGTCAGCTATAGAGGCTAGTAAGGATTCGTGGAAGGACGAGCTATGGACATTGGTGTTTGTAGTTATTCTTCTCATGAACTTCGTTCCTTCTATGCAGGCAGTTATGGCAGAGGGCTTTGCTAATCTTGAGACTACACCATTATGGGTGCAGTGGGGAATGTATTGTAGTATAGCAGCCAGCTTTGGCATTAGAACAATCAAGGGGTTTAAGAAATAATGGGATATGTATTAGGTAAGCGCAGCTTACAGAAGCTATTTACTGTAGATGATAGACTTCAACGTATTGTTTATCATGCTATCTCTATAACTAAGCAAGACTTCTCTGTGATCTGCGGCATCCGCACAGTAAGCGAACAGCGTAGGCTCGTTGCTTCGGGTGCATCACAGACCATGAAGAGTAAACACCTTGATGGATTGGCTGTTGATCTAATGGCCTACAACAATGGTGGCCGATGGGAGTTAAATCTCTATGACGAAATAGCTGACGCTATGGCAGAGGGTGCATCATACGAAAAGATTAACCTTAGATGGGGTGCGGCTTGGCACATCAATGACATTGGTAGCTGTGACTTAACTGCGGAAGGAGCCATGAATCAGTACATAGATTTGCGTAGATCACAGGGACGTAGGCCATTTATCGACGCGCCACATTTTGAGATCGTAGAGTAGTTATAATTTTTAGCAGATAAAGGCTCTGTTAGTTATCCCTTTCTTAAAATAATAAGGCCCACTTGGTAGCATGCTTAAATCCAAGTGAGCCTTATGGTTAATCACATAGTAGAAAGTACAAAAACCTATGCTTAACCTGTAGGTGTTAGCCTCCGATACTATTGGAAGAGACGCGACCGCCTACTGCGCTTATTGTATGATCCATTACTCCGTACACCCAGCAATCTGCTGAACCTGATTTTGTTTTTTTATTTTTAGCTTTAGGTGCTGGAACTCTTCTTATTTTTCTAACTAAGTTTGCATTAGATAGGTGTGTAAGTTGAGCTGATACTGAATAAGCATTGAGTCCCTTTGACTCTACTACTTCAAAGGCTGTTGCTTCTCCTAGCTGAGCGATTGTTTGCAGTATTATTTTCTGCTGAATAGTTAGTTTATCTTTTACATGCTCTGTTCGTCTGTCGCATGGTGGTCTATCTACACGATTGCCTAATTTTTATTGCAGTCTTTCGAACTCTAACATTTTATTCATCAGCGTACCTTACCCTCCGCTCATCTGCTTTATGTGTGTTAAAGATAATACCATAATGCCTAGCTGTTGTGACTAGGTTTTCTTTGTTCATGCCAAGTACATCTGCTGCAACTCTGTAGCTAAAGTTTGATTGAGCTAATGATTGCAGTAGTTCCATTTTTTCTCGGCGGTGACGGGCTCGTATTTCTGCCCATTGTTCCATGTGAATCTCCTAAAAAGATGGGGCCACGTAGTTAATGCCTAGCGCGGCCCCAAGTGTTGCAGTCTACAACGGAGAACAACTTATCCTAGAACGGAATGTCATCATCTTGCAAGGATAAATCTGGCACTGACTTTACCTTGTCAAAATTAATGTTGCCCCCGCCTTGCTTGGCTGACACCTCAAAGCTCATGTACGGCTTGCCGTCTTTGTCTTTGCGCCACGCTGCTAAACGCATTGGTGTTTGTGTGTCTTCTAGCCAAGGCCCTGTGTAGTCGGGCTTGCTTGGATTGCCTTGCTTGTCATTCTCAAAGAGAACGCCACGCTTTTCGTAAACTTCTATTAAAGTTTTGCCTGCTTTGGTTGAGGTCTTAACTAATACTACATTGGCATCTTGCCCGTTGGTATTGATCTTACCTTGCAAGATCATCTGCTGCTGGTCGAAAGGCTTGAACGCTGCCCCTCTGTTATTGTTGTCAAAATCTGCCACGCTTCTGGCTCCTTAGTTTATGTATTGTATAGTTGCTTTTCAAGTTGACGTAACTTATTGCCAACTGATCTAATCGCCACGCTTTCTTCGTGGCCTACCTCCTTATCTGATCTTGCTTTCATATTTTCTAATATGTAAGTAAGCATCCATTGAACTTCTGGTAAGCTAAATTTAATGGATCCTTTTGCCATGTTACCACCCTTCCTGTTTGCTGCCACTATCCTCAGCGTACTTGTTCCCATCCATCTTTCCAAGGAAGACGTCTGAGTTAAACCCTAAGTGTGATAGGGCTTTCGTTAGGCCATCAGTGATAGCCATCTTGGGTGCGTCCTCTGCGAGTCTACCTTTAGTAGCATCGAAGAACTTGCGGCATCCTGTGAAGGGGCCGAACGCATTGATCAATTCACCATGCCATACTTGCACATCTGCAACTACAGCTTTGTCACCATTGGATAGATCAACAAAGCTAGTGCGATTGATCCATCCCCAGCCCTGACCTACTGGGCCAAACTGTTCTGTGGCACACCTGATCTGATACATAGGGTCAATGGCAGTGAAGGAACGTGAGCCAAAGCTAACCTTCTTTAAGTAGCGAGGGTCTGACTTTTCGACTGTATTCCATAGTTCTAAATTGTTAGTTGTCATGGTACTTCTCCGTTGTTATTGTGAAGTGGGGGCGGTTTTCTTAAACCCATATCTGCGCTTGATACAGTTCGACATTGCCGCCTCCACGATTTACTTGGCCTCTACTATTCTAAGTGATCCATTCTTGCTGCGTTTTATAGACAGTAACTCGCTGTAAACTTCTCGCTCATTCTCATTAACAAGTTGCTTTAAGTGTTTCTTACTAGATTCAAATAGCTTGGCTTCGTCCTTGTACTTGATGTAGTCAAACGCTGCGCTGACGAAACCGTTTTCTTTACTGGCATCACGCTTGACCATTCCATCCACTTCGATTTTATCTTGGGACACATGGGTCGATTGATCATAATCATTTGGTTCTTCGTTGCGATCAACGTAGCCCCAGAAATCCGAGACCACTTTCCACATAGTATTTTGATACTCGATATTTGCCGAGACAAACGATGACTCCCACTTGCTGTTGCCGAAGATTGCTGAGAGATAGCAACCCTCGACACCAAACCCTGTTAATTTACTACGTGATAACCATAGGTAACATTGAATCTGCGGCATGTAGTATTCTATAAGTGAGTCCATATTGTTGAATTGATTAGTGTGCTTTGCTTCTACTAAATTCCTGCCAAACGATGCGTCTATTGTGCCTTTGATTGGTACTTGTATTCCGTCTGTATATAACGGTTCCTGAAATTCTTTCTGATGATTGCTAAGAACTACATCGTGCTGTCTTTCAAACCATTCTAAGTTAAAGTCTTCTGTTAGCATACCTAGTTGCACTGCTATATTATCATACAAATCTTCTGGCTCACGCTTGCCTGTTTTTATTTCCCATAACTCTTGCCACTTGCCTTGCATAATCTTTACGCAATCCGAGCCTCCTATAAATCCTTTGCGTTCCATACTATTCTCCCTCTTGTTGGTTGTACTGCATATGTGCAGTGGGTGCAAGGTAATTGTTTAAGTCTTCTTGTGTTACTGAGGTGGTCATAAGCAATGTCTCTCGCTTGTGTCCGTACAGGTAGCTATCGCAGATAGATTCTCCGCGCTTTACACGGCCTTCAGTAATAATGTACTCGCGGTCTACCCTAGTAGCAGGGCCGTCAATGAGAACCACCCCTGAGCCACGCACAGACACACCCTTGGCTGCGTTAGTAAACTTCTCAATGACAGGCAACGTGCGCGACTTAGCATTGCGGGTAGTTTCTTTGATGATGGACTCTAAGTAATGGTTAACAAGGTTAACATCTGCATCGGCAGGAATGTTAGCATTGATTGCTTCGATGGTATCTATCGCAACAATCATTGGGTCAACACCATTGGGCGGTGTAAACCTAGTCAGCACAGAGGCTTTAAACCACTGCTTGATGTGTACTATTCTTTGGTCATAGTTCATTAAGGCCACCCCATGTTTCGTCAGCCACATCATCTAGCCATCGCTCACCATTGAGCCAAGTAGACGGGTGTGGAATGTATTGCTTTTCGGTGCTGCGAGAATTGGCACTGAAAATTTTTACCGCTGAGAGTACTTCATCTGCGGTAGCTTTCTTCATAGCAGAGTCATAAGCCCTGCGAGCTGTGCTCTTAGCAATCTTGCGTGGATACACAGACCAGAAATCATCGAAGTTACAGTCATTCATAACTATAATTCTATTGGTAGGTTCTATTGGTAGGTTATCATTGATAGGTTCTATGCTCACAGGGAGCGTACTGCTATGCTCTGTGTGAGTATCGCTACGCTCTACGTGAGCATCGGTGTTGCTCACTCTGAGCGTATAGAGTGTTGATGTATTCTTGCGCTTGGTTCTATAGATGAAGCTGTGTTCCTCCAAGTACGACAGCTTGCGGGTGATGGTAGCCATGCTCATCTCTGTGTCTTGGCAAAGACGAGCGTAGCTAGGCCAGCATTGATTGGTTTCTTTGTCTGCCCTGTCAGCAAGGGCAATGAGTAATAGCTTGGCAAGCGGATCGCCAACCAAACTATTCATGGCAAGAGCCATATGTTTAAAGGCCATTAGGGTCTAA